TCGCGTAGTGCCGTATCCAAATTCTGGGCACACGCTTGTTCAGGTGTTAGTGGGGCTCCTTTAGGACGCATGTAACAATGCAATGATTTGAAAATTGACTTCTCTAGCAACGCTCCAACATGAACACCTAATTTAGGGTGATAAATGCTTTTGCGTTTGAGAAATTCAAAATCCTCAACATCCAAATACGGTACAAGTTCACTAGTCTTGTCTGGCATAGTATAAATCTGACCATGCTTTCCAAGAAATTCGGAGCAACCTTTGATGTTAAACAATGGATGAGTGGGAGCCACACTTCCAATATTGTCATCACCATAAGTCATTATGTGTACTACCTTTCGAAAATCTTCACTGCGATCGTAAACGCTGAAAAAGAAACTCCGAAGGTTAAGACATCCGCAAATTCCATTAAGGACAGCGGTGAGAGAGTTTCCACTGATATGAGTACCAGTGGTCAAGCCAACCAAATCGCCATTAAATGCAATTAACGAGTAAACCAAATCACCCGTCATAGCTTTCATGGCTACGATATCCTGTTCATTATAGTCGCACTCCTTCGCAATATCAATTAAGATGCGTAGAGCTGCGAGTAACAGTTGACTCGGAATCTTTTGGTCATATTTACCATAATCTCCTCCAAAAATTCGATCAGTGCCAAAGTGGGTAACATGCTTATAAAAAGCATCCCATTCTGGTCCATAACAATTGATCCCAACGGCACATTCAGATACCAAGGGGTTCATTTGGAGAAAGCGAAGAACTGGGAGGTAATACTTCCTCACCAGGAATGTAAGAGCAACAGGGTTTCCGTAAAAAATACGGCACTTTTCTTTTGCAACAGGTAAAATTTCATCCTTCTTACAAGCCTTGGCAATAGTAAAAGCTCTCAATCCTTCTTTGTAAAGAGACTCGACGCGATTAATTTCGTCCTGAATAAATGGATCGAACTCGCGATTGCACGGTTTGTCGGGTGTTGGCTCATTTTCAATAATGAAACGGCGCTTTTTGCCACCCAACGGGTAACCCACTGATGTGTCTAATTTAATAGCATCAATGAACTTACAACCGGGGATTCCATTCAGATTTTCGTGGTCTGTTAATGGTTTCATCTTTGACCAATAAGGCTGACGAACAAGATCCAACAAAGGCTTCTTATAATCAACCACAGCCACAGCAATCAAGTCATGCGGCAACGATTCACCAGGGTGACTCGCATTGTTCAAACATGTACTCCATCCAAACCAATCTGGGTGGAATTTGGGTTTACCCCATATATTTGGTTGCCCACAATGTTGTTCAACTGACTCCGAAATGGGTGTCTTACGGACATCGGAGGTATAGGTCGAGCGTCCAACGCACGATCCATAGTAGTCGAACTGATTTCCCTCTGGGAGGAAATTAATAGGGCTCTTGGGATGTACAGGTTCATTTGTGAGAACTGTGATACCCAAGCATTGAGG